GTTAGCTAGTAATAGAGCTAATCGTGGACCGTCTATTCCATCCATAATATTGTAGAATTCTACTAAAGCGTGGCCCATATGCTTAGACATCACCATAAAAAGTCCGCCAGCAGCTATAGATCCTACAACTGCTAATCCTATCGGTATAAGAGCGGTCCCTAACAAAGCTCCAACTGCAATCATTCCCCAAGTAGCCAGTAGAGCCATGCCAAGCATTCCCATAACTTCTACCATTCGCATCAGAGGAACACCATCTAAAATAGTGTATAGAGCCAGCATACCATACGCATACGGTATAGCTCCAATCATAAACATTACGCTAGCTGCTAGCATACCAACTGCAGTCAAGGCCATCATCATTCCGCCGTCAGCTACGAGTAAACTACCCAATAAAATCATTCCCCAGGTAGCCAGTAGAGCCATGCCAAGCATTCCCATAAGTTCTGCCATTCGTGGTAAAGAAATGGGTTCAAGAATCTGAGCTATCCAGAGTAGCCCCTTAGCATATGCGACACCAGATATTGCAAACATCACAGCTGCAGCGCCCATTCCGAGTGCAGCTTTACCGATCTGAGCTGCCTTCATCATTTGAGCAAGTTTTACCATTGACCAAGTAGCTACTAGAGCTGTCCCTAAGCCAACTATACCATTAACCAATTCTTCTGGTGAAAGAACGCTGATTATTTTAGATACAGCGACAAAAGCAGTTGCTAATCCGGTCATAGCAATCATAATAAAAGCAACTAGATATAAACCAATCTTAAAAGCTTTTGTTATATCAGATGCTTTTATCGATCTGAGCTTTTCTATCATTGTTTTTTGGTTTTCAACACCTTGTTCAGCGGCGTCAGCTGCTTCACTTCCAGCATCAGTACCGACATCAGCTGCAGCCTTTGCTAAACCTGGAGCAAATTTCTTCATTAGAAGAGTTTTCAGTCCTTCCATAATTGCTGCTTTGGCAGCTCCAATGAGAATTCCTGCAACAAATTTGGTCACTAGAGCCGCTGTCAATATCGCCATAGCTTTCTTGAACTCTGGAGTTTTGACTAATGCTTTTACCATTTCAAGCATTACTTGTGCTAATTTCTTAGCCATCCATCCAACTATACCTTTTATAGCGCCCCACATTTTCTTCATGCCATCTTGCATCATGCTGGCGCCTTGATTCCCACCAAAGAAATCTTCGAAAATAGTTTTCAGGCGATCCATCAAACCTTCCATAGCAGCTTCTGGATCATTTTCTAAAAGATTAAAAAAGTCTTTAAAAGCATCCACGACTTCAGCCATGGCTTTTTTCCAATGCTCTGGATTAAGAAGTTCGCCTAGACCAGTGGCAAATTGATCCATGCCAGGAAATAAATCCATGAACAATTGGCCTACTTGTTTACCAGCATCATAAATAACCATCAAAACTTCACGGAAGTTATTTAGAATCTTCTGCATTTGAGGAGATTTCATTATCCCTTGGGTCACACCTTGCAAAAATGCGTCTAAAGGACCTCCAACTTGAGTCATTCCACCAAAAGCTTGGGTGAGCTTTGTGATAGATTTAGCTAAGTGCATGTTAGCTTCTTCTTGAGTTATAGCGCCGTCTGCTGCGTCTTCAGCGGCAGCTTGCATCTCGTCTAAACCTATATCAGCATTGGCTGGATCAAAAAGCCCTGCGAGGTCTTTTCCGCCCATTCCAGTTATTTCAGCCATCCTAGCTTTTTCTTGTCGGCTCATATCTTCGAAAGATTTTCCAGTTTCTAAGAAAGCTTGGCGAACCATTTCTGCTTTCTCAGCAGGATCGGCCGACATCATCTCCATAGCATCAACTGTCATTCCAAAAGAAGCTGCTAATTCTGCAGCTGCTGTAGCCGCACCTTCAAAATCATCTGTTTTAGCTGTGATGCCTTGAAGAGCCTTCATTTCTACGCCAAGCTTAGCTGCAAATGCTGCTGTTGCAGACATCTCAGTTTGGCTTAAGCCACCAAACGTAGCGTAGTCCTTCGTCATCTCATCTAAATTTTTACCAATTTGCTTAGCGCTAACACCGTACTGTTTCGATAAATAAGAAACGGATCTTGCTTGTTCTGCTAAATACTCAGAAGCTTCCATTCCTTGGCCGCGGGCTATTAAGCTTACATTAGCTATAGCTTCGCCAGTAAGACCTAAACCTTTATAGGCTAACATGTATTGCCCAGCGTTCTTTTCGAAGTCTGCTCCAAGCCTATTAAACTCTGGGCCCATTTCTGCTGCGAGCTCTGTAATACCTTCTAGAGCTGCGGCCATTCCATCAGGGCCGGCACCAAAGACTTGTACTAGACTTCGGCCTCCCTTCGTCATTGAGTCACTTCCAGATTTCATTGAATTAAACGCATTAGTCAATTGAGCTGCTTGAGCACTACCTTCGCCAAAGGTGCCGTTAAGCTTATTCATTGCGTTATCTAAACTCACATTAGCAGAACCTGCTTTCATAGCAGCATTAGCTAAAAACCCTATACCAGAAGACACTGCCCCTAAAATGCTGCCGCCGATATTCATTAAGGATGAACCAAGTCCAGTGACAGTATCCCAAACTCCCTTAAGAGAACTTTTTACACTGCCAAAAGCATCGAAAGCTCCAGCGGCCATTGTAGCTTTTGGAGCCATATCAGCTAAATCACCAACCAAACCTTTTGTATTTTTTGATGTTCCTTTAGCAGCTTTTCCAAGTTGCTCTACAGCAGAAGAACTAGTGGCTGCGCTTTCTCTAGACTTTTTAAGAGCTTCATTAAAGCCCTCCATTCTCTCAGTCATGCCATCTAATTCTTCACAGTCTAAAGCTTTACATAGCTCTTGAGCCATAGAGACTTGTGCGCTGATTTCTGAAGTGGCACCTTTCAATAAACCATGACGAGCTTTAATCGCCTGGTTTATCTGGTTTTGGATATCAAGCTGAGCTTGTAATTCTTTTTCAGTAGCCACTTATTTTTCCAGAAGATATTGTTTACTTATGTATTAAATATCTCTAACAGAAGTTTACGTTACTAATTCTGCACTATCAGAAAACTAAAATGGCCATTGTAAGCTGGTACAATGATAGAGCGCTCTCGCTCTATCTTTTTTTTCTTGAATCAAAGAAAGTATCTTCTCAGAAGATTCGTTATTTTTAAGAGCTTCAAACAATAGTTTAGAAGCTAACAATACTTTCTGATAAGATTCTATTTGGACTACAGAGCCCTTAATTTTTTGAACTGGCCCTAATCCAAGAATATAAGCTGCCGATGATGCGAAAAGCTTTTTTTCTCCGGCAATTTTGCTGTTAGACATACTACACCTCTGGATATAAATATTACCCTTAAGTAAATCTTCTTAAGTTAGCTGGAACATTAGTTCTTGATCTGTTCATCATCTCACGCGTACCTGGATCATTTTGGTGTGCAGCTTGAGATTGTCCTTTAGATTTTTTTATCTCTTCATTAATTCTTTTAATAAACCAGACTCTCTGCCAGATTGGAATGTTGTAGCACTCCACATAAGAAAATCCGCTATAATACATCAATAAAAAAGCATGTTCTAAGAATATCTCTTTATCAGTCGGCTTCAGGCCAAAAAAACGACGCCCCAAGCGGCATCTTGACCTCCGATGTCTCGAAGCAACCGGGACAGTCTACCCAACCTTTCATTTCAATACCTGGCTCATTCTTATCAATGAACCTACGAAGAAAAAGCGAATCTTTAGCTGGCATATTTTTAATAAAAAAGTTTAATTTAGATTTATCAGTAATATTTCCAACTTGAACTAGAGAATATTGTAATCTAGTAGTAACTAAATTGTCAGTTCTTTGACCTGATTTCTTTCTTCTTTCGCTAATTGTAGATATTTCTTGCTCTGCATTTCCATCTAAAAATCTGAATCTTGCTTTCTTTTTAGTGACTGGCAAGTCTACTTCAAACAAATTAGATCCAATTGCAACTGGCTCTACTTCTAGTCTTTTTACTGGAAGTTGTGCTAAATCAAAGTCTTGTTTTGATCTTTCTCCGCAAGAAGGACAATTTACTTCTACCCTATATTCAGATCCATACCCTGTGATTCTCAGAGCCGTCATCAGAGCATTTCGATCTCCTGTGAGCATAGACATAGGATCCCAACCCTCCTCTACAATACAGGACTTCAGAAGTTCAGAAATAACAGTCCCATTTTTAATAAGAGCTCTAGAAGTTAGAATATCTTCTTCTCTTGCTGTCATTGCTCTAATTTGAACAGTTTCTTTTCCGTGCATTGGCGAATCAACTGGATAACATATTCCCCTAGAAGGTAAAGGCACAGTATCGACTGGAATTTCTAACCCAAAATCATCTCGCATTACATTTCGAGTTGGTATTCCAGAGGAATGTCCTGGAGGACTTCCATCTTGACCGAATATTTCATTTCTTTTTGCTCTATCATTGCTATCATTGTCAGACATTTAATCTCCTAGAAAATGATCTTACTATTAATTTAATTTTTACCAATTTCTACGATTGTAAAATAAAACAGCCCCGTCGTTAAACGGGGCTGTTAAACAGTTCAAAATTAAAAAGAAAATGGATAAAATATCAGTATTGAAGTACGCAATTATCGAATCTAATCGTTATTGAAATTTCTGTTGGATCTTCTGATGAATAGTCAAGATCGTTAAAGTTTGCGTTAGTTAAAAAGCAGCCTTTAAGATCCCATAGTTCCACAACTGTTCCAACTGGATCCAGCATTTTAAGCTGGCAATCTCTTTTATAGAAATCTGCATAGCCTGAACGGCCAGATACCGTTTCTGAATGTGTACGAACCCATTCCATTACTTGTTGCGCTCCTGACGGTGCGATTGGATCATATAAAGTTACGCTTATTGCATCGTAATTTAATTTTCCAGCAAGATATCTACGTGAGTTGATAAAATGCATTTCTTGCTCAGAAATAGTAACGTTTGGACGAGAAGCTGCTTTCATTAAGAAAGCATCTATTCCTTCGATGGCGAATATCCATCTAAATTTTCTTTTCGGCTCAAACTTATTTGGAAGCATATCTTGAACTGCGAGAGTTTCTGCCATTTTCTTTTCTCCTTAAGGTGTAATATAAGTATAATGCAAATTAAATCTCTGTTCCATTATTTGTAACAACGAAATCTAGAGATATAAATTCAACACTGCGAGTGGGCTGTAAGAATATTTTTCCTCTAATAGTATTATTCTCTACATCCGCTTGCGTGGTGGTAGTGGTATCAATCAGCACTTTGAACTTATCAAGTCCTTGCTGCTGCTGAATTCTAGTAAGTACTGGACTAACAGACGCAGAGAATCTAGCCAAAGTGTCTGCACGATTAGGTTCGAATAAGAACGAATCAGCAATTTTTCTAACTTTTCTACGAATATCAATCAATAGCCTTCTAACGTTAACTCTATCGAGTGCGCTGGCGGCTGCAAGCAGAGTTTTCTGCCCAAAGACCACCACACCATCGGAAGTTGGGAAGTTTGTGATTGGGTTAACATCTGCATCATAAATAGTGTCTAAGTTAGCTCTACTAAGCTGCACGTGTGCATAAAGAGTAGAAGCTAAAGCACCTCGAGTAAATCCTGCTGGAGCATACCACGGATAAGCGACTTTGTCATTTAGCGACATAGCTCCTAGAACTGAAACAGATGGAGGACAACGAACTATCGTATTAGTTTTAGGGTCTGTAATGTATGTATCAGGGAAGTAAGCAGCCGCGAAAGAACTATCTAGATTTCTAGATTTAAAATCTGTTATAGTGTTATTCACTCCTACAACTTCTACTGAACCTGTAACTTTATTATTGAGCGTATCTCTTTCTTCAATATCCATGATATACATTGCATCGAATCTAGATTCGGTTTGATCTATGGCGTGGTCGGTAATTTTTGTTTCGCGCATACCAGGTACTGCCATGAGCATAATGTCGGAATCTGATTTTTCTGACATAACATCTATTGCTTTCATATAAGTTGCAACAGTCGGACCTTCAGAAAATCCCTGGTTTTCATCATCCATTTCTCTAGCTGCAGCAGCATTAAGAAGTTGTGCTTTATCTCTGTTAAAGATATTAACACCATCAAAGCCGCCTTGCATAAAGAATGAATATTTCATGTATTTACGAGATGCAACGTCTCCAAAGTCTTTAGATACATCTAAGAATCTTCCTTGACTATATGTTCCATCAGTTTTTGCTAATGATGCAGATAGTACGCCATTTCTTCGGTATACTGCGTATGCCCATTCTTTAGAGTCTACTTTGTCTTCGCTTGCAGACTTTGTATGAACTTGTACCCTTTCTAAGGTGAAGATATTATTATTAAACTTGTCAGAATCTAATACCGTTCCCGTTACATCTACCGCTCCAGCATTGTCTCCAACTGAGACCGCTCTCTGACCAGTAGCAAATTTAGGAAAGTATTTAGTGAAAGAAGGTAATGATTCTTCTAAAACATCACTACTATTAGGATCTTTTTCATAAATCTTATCTTGCTTAGTAAATTGTACTCCCCAATAATAACCAGAGTTTGCTGTTCTTTTATCTCCACTGTTGTTAGAGATACAAAGTCTGTATGGTATTGGAGGCTCTGTTAATAAAGAGACCTTATTTGCTGGAACTACAGCTGCAGCAAGGAACTGGTGGACTGAGGCTCCAAGACCTCCGCTGATTATATGCTTCGGATAACCTTTATCCTGGAAGATTGAAGATCCTGAAGTAACTAAGTGGTTAGGCCCTCTATATCCTATTGGTAAAGCAGTAGGTGAAATATTTCCAGTTTCTAGCTCACCAGCAACTTGAACTCGAATGTACTTGCTCATGTTTGTATGAGTGCCTTCAATAACAAGCTTCTGACTAGATGCAGCGTGATCAAAATCGAAGTATCGATAAATATCTCCGATTCTGCGACTAATATAATTGTCTGAGCTAGGATTAAGATCTAAGCCTAAATAAGATTCAAGAACTTGCTTTTCAGAATCTGTATCTCCAAAAGCTCTTACTTCAAGATCAAAAGTTCCATAATTAGTTTCTTTTTCTGCTTTTTTGAAATTACTAACAGAAATCTTCGTTAAAGTATTGGGATATTTTCCATCATCTAAACAATGGAATTTAAACAAGTTTTTATTCTTTCCACCGAATTTTTGAGATATGATCCAAGGAGACAAAGCAGTTCTGAATCTATCAGAGAAGTTTTCATAATTTGGCTTCGTGCTACTGCCTTTGTTAGACCCCATAGAAGAAGTAACTACGAAAATGCACGGTTCTTTTTTGCCAGAAGCATAAGATCCAGTCCAAGCATTTACAGCGACTATACCAGTTCCAGTAATAACTGCCTGTGTTGGAGATATATCGTAATGGGTGTACATACAGTAGCCAGCTTCATCTATTTTGGTTGGATCTGAATTGAACACATTGGTAAAGTAAGACGGACTCCATGGAGACATAGAAGCAGTTATCGTGTTCGGATATAGCGATGTGTGCTTATGTCCATTTAAAAGCATTATAAAGTTATAGTGCTGAGCTGACGTAAGATCAATTTCTCCCCAAGTACTACCTCCATCTTTAGAAGATGAAAGCTCGCCTTTGGTTCCAGCTGTAGATGCTGTAACAATCTGGCTAACACCATCTAGGTTTCCGGAAAGTCCAAGAGTTACTCCAGAAGCAACCAGCAACACCGCTCTTAGGATTGGAACAGAACTCGAACCAACTCCGCGTGAAGCGTAATTTTTATTTTGCAAACCTGCATCTGAAAATATGGATGAACCTGCAGATTCTGACATCAGAGTTCCAAGCATATAAGTTGCGCCTGTAACACCTTCGTCATATGCAAATGCGTTAGTAGATAGACTCCCCTTATCGTTTACTTGTTTTGCTCCTACGATAAAGCCAGCATTTTTTACTGCACCTGCGTAGATATCAGCTCCACTAGAGTTTGTAGAATCAGAAGCGATTCTCTTTTTACCTGTTCCTACTCCAAGAACTCTCAAGTAAGTTCCAGATTTTGCATTTCTCATCCACTCATTCATTGCTAACGGGCCAAACATTTCACCGTTTGATGCTCCGAAAGTAGCAACGAAATCCTGATAAGTCGCAACAGTTATTGGAACGAAAGCAGGACCTTGATTTGCAGTAGCAATTATTCCTGCGGGTGTTCCCTGGGGTGCAATCGAAGTCGGACCAGAGAGATCAATCTCTCTTGTCGCTACCCCTGGACTTTTAAAAGTTAATTCAGCCATTTATTTATGCTCCTAAAATTTCTATTACCAGTAATTATTCACTACAAGAACAATACGCCACTATTTGTGATGATAAAGTCAATAGCGATGAATTCGATAGATCTAGTGGGTACCACAATGATTCTACCGTTCAATTTATTTTGATCAACATCTTCAGCAGTGTTGTTGGTATCATCCATAATAACTGCGAATTTTTCTATACCAGCTTGAGATTGTACTAAAGCGAGTATTGGTGCAACTTGAGATGTAAACTTTGATCGAGTCGCAGGTGTATTCGGCTCGAAGAGCAGACGGTCTGCAACTTGAACTACGAGTCTCTTAACTTCTAATAACATTCTACGAACGTTAACTCTATCTAGAGCGCTCTTAGCAAGTTGTAGAGTCTTTTGTCCAAATATAACGAATCCGCCATTCGGGAAATTCGCGATTGGATTAACTCTAGCATCGTATAGTTGATCTCTATCACCAGCGGTTAGTCTTACCGCAGTATTTCTAACATTGTCTAAAGCGCCTCTGCTAAATCCTGCTGGCGCGAACCATGGATAAGCAACGGTGTCATTATAACCCAAAGCGCCAATTGCAACTACCGATGATGGAACTTGCACGCTCTTATTATTAACAGGATCTTCAATATAAACATCCGGGAAATATGTGGCAACGTAATTATTGTTTACTCTGCGGCTTTCAAACTGCTCTGCTGTTTCTCTTACATCTCTCTTAGCAGTATCGGAAGCGAATAGTCTATTTTCATCTTCATCATACTGCTGGATATCCATAACGTACATCGCCATTGAATAATCTCTAGTTCTATCTGCAGCAAGATCAGTAATAAACGGATCTCTAATTCCAGGAATTGCTAAAAGATTAGTATTTATTGTCATTGGATCTGTCATTATCTCTACAGCTTTTCTGTAAGAGAAGACTACGTTATTTTGTCTTGCCATACCAGACATGCTTCCGTTGCTAGTTCCGGCGAGACCGAGACCCCCTCCAGGAACATCGCTTCCAGCCAAGCCTTTTGGATCTGTAGAAGCAGCTCTATCGTTCATCAAAGCATTCGACTTGTCTAATACATTTAATCCGTCGAACCCACCGTAAAATGGCATCGTGAATTTTGCATAGTCTTGGAATCTATTGAATTTAATAGAACTGGAATTAACTAGAGTTGCTAGCGTTAATCGACCTGGCCTTACTCCATCGCTAAGTGTATAATCTGTAGCACTGTAAATTCCATTTCGTATATAAGCAGCATCTAACATGTGTTCATTAGCTGAGCCTGTAATTTTACTTAAGTTAGTTTCCGTATTGTAAAGAGCAACTCTTGCCAAAGTAAACTTGTTATTGTTGAACGCATCAGCGCCTGAACCTGTAACTAAGTTATCTAGCTTCATTATTCCTTGGAATGTTGTATATCCTCTAACTAAGTTGTTTACTGTGTTTCCAATGTTTGCATCTAAGCAGGCAGAAGTAACTGAGGCAGTAAGAGGAAGCCGCGTAGGCATTGAACCCCAATAGAGTCTAGAATCAGCTCTTTCATTTTTACCAGGATCACCAGAGAATACCGGTGATGCTTTTACTGCTCCTCTTGTGCACTTGAACCTGTAAGGTAGTGGAGGAAGAATAGAGCCGGTGAGTCCTGAGGCCCAGCCTGATTTAGTTCCAGCTCCTCCAGACTTACTGTGAACTAAAGCAGTTCTAGTTCCGCTAGATCCAACGTTTCCACCGGCCCAACCAGTTATAAGAGAATTAGGGACGTCAGTAAGAGAGTCTGTTGTTTTTAGAACAGGAATTCCGCGGAAGCCGAATGGAAGAGATGTGTTTGGTACATCTTTTCTATAAATAGCGTCGTTTACTATAACTCTGATGTTAGGTGAAACATTTGGATATTTTCCACCAAGCACTAATCTGCGTTCTTCGGGATCGTCAGCGTCGAAGTCGAAAGCAACTTTCTTGTCTCCAATTACTCGTCCAATGAATCTTTCATCATTTGGATCTAGAGTACACTCTGGATAAGCCTCTACAATCTGTCTAGACATATCTGTGTCATCAAACTTGCGAAGCTGAACTTCGAAAGTTCCATAGGGGTTATTTTCATCTGTAGAAGCCCTAATATTAGCTATAGACACTTTAAGTTGGTTATTTGCATAGGATCCATCAGATAGAGATTCAAAGTGGAACAAGTCGTACTCAGTACCACCGAACGGCTGTGATATAATCGCAGGAGTTCTAGGCGCTTGATATCTTGTATCGAATCTTCCAAAAGAAGTTCTCCAAGAATCGCTTACACCAATTGGGTTAGTAACAGAAGATCCGGAAGAAATTCCAATAGACCCGCTCTTTTCAGAAACTCTAGCAACTTCATCCTCTACTGGAAAATCAGCCCAGAGAAGATGTTGTTTTTCTCCAAACTTCCAAGGATCTGTATTTAGAACTTTTCCAATATAGTTTGCATTTGCTGGATCTAACGAAGCAGTATAGATTCTAAGTCCAGCCATATCATCGTCATTAGCAAAACCAGTGCCAGCTGAAGATGAAATAATTATCTTAAAAGTATTCCAAGCTGCAGATGTGCTAGTTCCGCAGCGTGTTGCAACGTCTGCTGATGGAACGTGGTTAATTTTTGTATCCCAATTCGTCACTAAAATTCTAGAACCTGTTGTTGGGAATATCATTCCTCTAATCAAGTTAATAGTATTAATAGTTCCACGAACTGCGGTCTTACTTAACCCAGGAAAAGAATCATTATCGTCGAAAACCGGATATCCAACATTAGCTTCAGAAGCTGATAGATAATGTCTTGCACAGATAAACTGTACATACCCTTGGTCGCGATTGTCATCAGGTCCAGCACTTCC